CTATTAGACAAGCTTGCTGAATGCAAGCGCATTGCTGACAATCACCGGAGAGCAAGAGACTATCACAAGGAGCAGACTGCCAAAGTCAAGCAGTTGAACCAAGATAATCTTATGAAGCTAAACAATGCTGACCAGGATTACATAAAGATTCAAAAGGAGTTTTATTATTGGCGGAGTGTGACATTTGCCATCACCATTTTTGCCTTAGCCATGACTGTTCTATTATTTCACTGCTTGAGGAAATGAAATACGGATCAGTATGCTCAGGCATTGAGGCAGCTTCAGTAGCTTGGGAAAGCCTTGGATGGGAGGCTCAATGGTATTCAGAAATTGAACACTTCCCATCAGCAGTTCTTGCACACCGATTCCCAACTGTGCCAAATCTTGGGGATATGACTTTAATACACGAAAAAAAAGAATTTCAAGATGCAACTATCAATCTTCTTGTCGGAGGAACTCCCTGCCAAAGCTTCTCAGTCGCAGGACTTCGCAAAGGACTTGCTGACCCACGAGGCAACCTTATGCTCACCTTTCTCTCTTTGGCTGAAAGAAAGAAGCCAAGGTGGCTTGTATGGGAAAATGTCCCCGGTGTGTTGTCAAGTAACGGAGGAAGGGATTTTGCAACCTTCCTCACTGCGTTGGGGGACATCGGGTATGGGTTCGCCTACCGGGTTCTTGACGCTCAGTACTTCGGAGTGGCCCAAAGACGCAGAAGAGTGTTTGTTGTCGCACACCTTGGAGACTGGAGGCCTGCTGCCTCGGTATTATTTGAGTCCGACTGCTTGCAGGGGAATTCTAAGGAGAGCAGAGAAAAGAGGAAAGCAACTTCCTCAAATGCTGAAGGAGGCACTGGAAGCAGTGGCTTTAGGATGACTGCATTTGGTCAATATGCCGATGATGATACTGCCTCCACATTAAAACAAAGAGATTATAAGGATGCCACTGATTTAGTAGCCCACGCATTCAAAGTGAGAGGAGGCTCGGAGGTAGAAACCGGTGAGCAAGGTGGTACACCTGGGAAGAAAGCAGGGAAGGGATACCTTGGTCAAGATGAAAAGGTATTTACCATTGGCACTACACAAGATCAACAGATAGCACAACCAATAGCCGTTTATTGCTACAATCAAACTATCAATCACAAGACATCCCAAACCATTGGCTCTTCTGCCTCAGATGTGAACCATTATGGAGCGGTTTTACATCCAACAATCATTGACAGAGCAGCTTTCAATCAGGGCGCAAATGCTCAATATGATATCAAGATTGAGCAAGGGGAAACTATGCCATCTCTTGTTGCGAAAGGGCCGCATGGTGTTGCTACGCAGAACATTAGTCCAACATTAACCGCATCAAATGACCCAAGTAGAAGTCCTCAGTCAAGTGAGGTAACGAATCAAATTAAAGCAGTATATCAAGCTTCAATGGCAATCCGCAGATTGACACCAAGGGAATGCGAAAGGTTACAAGGGTTTCCGGATGATTGGACTTTGATTCCTTACCGGAACAAGTCTGCTGAACAATGTCCTGATGGACCAAGGTATAAGGCTTGTGGAAACTCAATGGCAGTTCCAGTTATGCGATGGATTGGGCAGAGGATACAAATGGTTGAACAATTAATAAATCAAGTAAAATGAAAAACGACTTTAGCAAGTTCACCTGCTTTGTTCGGGGCATTATAGAAACAGGTTTTGTTATTAAGCATTCTGACAAGGCTCTAAGGCATGATGTGAAGCTTCACTTCAATAGGCTACTTCATCACTCTGTTGAGTTTGAGAAGTTCCTGCACCAGCAATTAGGCAAAGACATGGCAGAGGCAGAGGATACAATCAATAGTTCAATCATTGATCTTGTTTGGCAGATATTCGACATGGAAGAGGAAGAGGTTAATCGTTTCATAGAATACATCAATAATTTTGATGATCATTTGAAAAAGTAATTATATTTGCATCGGCTTAGGCCACCGAATTACGACCTCGGTTTAAATAGAAACTAATGAAAAATATTAAAGCCTCATCCGGTAAGTACCTGTCAGCCTATGTTTCGGCTGGTCGTAGCAGGGAAAACTGGATGAGGTTTTTGTTTTATGGAATTAAATTTTGGCAAGTTTAAAGGGCAAGAAATTGAAGATGTCCCCACAAGCTATTTAGCTTATTTACTCGAAGCAGATTTTGTTGAATATGAAATTAAGGCTGAATGTCTTGGCATTATTAATTTCAGGTATTCAGATTATGAACTTCCAACAAAGCATTTCAATCAGGAAATAATTGATAAGGCTTATAAAAAGTTAGTTCAAAGACATCATCCTGATACTGGAGGAAATCACTATGCAATGATTGCCTTAAATGAGTTTAGACAAACTTTATTTGAATCACTATGAATGGCTATCAACTAACCAGGAGATGGTTCAATTTTACTTTTGAACATACAGAAGCAAAGGCTCAACACACTGCTATCTATTGCTGGCTTATAGAACTAAATAATCGTTTAGGCTGGAAAGATGAGTTTACAATCAATACTCAGTTTACAATGGAAGGGCTATCAATAGGAAATAAAAACACCTATTTAAGCGCACTTTCTGATCTTGAAAATTGGGGATTTATAAAGACAATCAGACCTTCAGTAAATCAAAATTATGGCAGGGTAATTACTCTTCGCTGTTACGATAATGACACGGCGGTGCATACGGCGACTACTACGGCAATGGATACGGCACTGATACAACAAAATGACGGCAATGATAACGGCAGTGTACCCATAGTTAAACAAGTAAACCAAGAAACCACTAAACCAGTAAACCATAAACCAATTTATACTCAAAAAGATTTTAGTGATGGTCTCATAGACTTTGAAACTAAATATGCCAAAAGTATGATTGACCAATTTTATGAATATTGGACAGAAACTGACCAAAAAGGAAAAATGAGATTTCAGGCTCAAAAATTCTTTGACATATCTAAAAGATTGGCAACTTGGAAACGAAAATCATCTGATTTCCATACAAACAAAAAAGAGGCAAGCACGGATGTTCCGGCGGAAAATGCCTCTTACAAGCCTCCTCATCAAAAAGGAGTTGATTTCTCAAACTGCATACCTAAATCAAGACAATAATGGAATTTCAAAATGAAGAAGTAGAAAAGCAAGTCCTATCAGCCATGATGCTTTATGATGAAGAAAGATTAGAAGCTTTCAATATCCTGCCATCAGTGGAGGTTTTTCAAGTAGAAAAAAACAAGACAATAGCCAAGGCTATCCAAGCCCAACATGATGCTGGAGAGCCAATCAATTTGGAGACTCTTGCACTAACCTTAAAAAAGTCAAACCTCATCAATGAAGCTGGAGGTGTCAAGTATCTTTCAAATGTTTTCACAAGCCTTAAGAATCCTGGATACATTGAAATTCATTGCAGGATACTTGTTGAACAATATCTGAAAATGAAAACCTATTTCATTGCTCAGGACTTGCTTGCAGGATCTACTTCAGATGCCATTGATATTTTTGAACATCTTGCTAAAATTCAACTTCAATCTGATAACCTACTTGCTTCCACAATCAACCAAACCGAGGAGAATTTTCAGAAGGCATTAATTGAAACTTCAGACAGTTGGTTTAATCGGGCAGAAGGAACAATCGGAGGCTTTTCAACCGGAATAGAATCACTGGATAAACTTTGCGGAGGATTTAACCCTGGTGAACTTACAATTGTTGGAGCAAGACCCGGGCAAGGCAAAACTGCACTTGTGGTGAGCATTATGCGGAACTTAGCAAAGCAGGGAATACCATGCGGAATGTTTAGCCTTGAGATGACCAAATCAGAACTAATCCAAAGGCTTGCCAGTCAGGAGTCAGAAGTTTATGCTTTTAAAATAAAGCAGAATGAACTCAACAACTTAGATAAGGATTCACTCAAGAGAGCCGTTGATCGCATGTCAAACTGGAACTTGAAAATAAGTGAGGATGGTTACATGAACATAAGGAAGCTTAGAACCAAAGCAACCATGTGGAAGAATAAGTTTGGTATAAAAATTATCTTTCTTGACTACCTACAACTTATGGAATCGGTAAATCCTAAAGAGACTAACCGAGTAAACATAATCGGAGAGATTTCAAGAGGTCTCAAACTTCTTGCTAAGGAACTTCAGATTCCAGTCATAGCCTTAAGCCAATTAGCCAGGAGAGTTGATGAAAGGCAGGATAAGATGCCAATGATGTCAGACCTTAGAGAATCAGGAAGCATTGAACAGGATGCAGATGTTATTTGGATGATGCTTCGGCCTGAATATTATTATGAATCTACCAGCACCACCAAAATAGGAGACAGAGAATACCCGAATGAAAATTTATGTATTATTGATCAAGTAAAGATGAGATCAGGCTCAACTGGAATCAAACCTTTATATTTCGATGGCCCATTAATGCGACTCAGGAACTATGAATAACATAAGCATCAGCCAAGTGCCTTCTATGTGGGAAGGCATTGCAACCTATGAGAATGATTTATTTTACTTTCAACCCAAACACATGACAGTCCAAGACATCAGATTTTTCCTGAATCGCAAGTGCAAGCAACTTAGAGCCAAACTTGAGGCCAATCCTGCACCAGGATATCAATCGAGATGGCAGAATCAACTTGACCTCTATGAGTCAATTCTAAAACACTTACCTTTGCATTAAACTATTTAAAGCTATGCCATTGAAAAAGGGAACAAGCAAAAAGACCATCAGCGAAAATATTAAGATGGAAATGAAAAAAGGCAAGCCTCAAAAACAAGCTGTGGCAATGGCCTTATCTTCTGCTGGAAAAAGCAAGAAGACAGCTAAAAAGAAAAAATAATCAACCACAAAACTAAGGCTGAAAGGCCGGTACAAATTATGGCAGCACCGAAAGGAAATCAATGTTGGATGTTAAGGCTAAAGCATGGCCTTGATGGTAAATTTAAAACACCTGAAGAAATACTTGAGAACTTTGAACAGTATGTTCAGTGGGCAGAAGAGACTCCACTGATTGAAGTGGATTTCAGAGGCAAGGATGCAACTGAGGTCAGATTGCCAAAGATGAGACTGCTAACCAAGGAAGGCTTTGCGCTTGCTTGTGGATTCTCATGCTGGACTAAGCTTTCAGAGTATAAGAACAAATCAAAAGATTTCGGTAGTGTCTTTACACGCATAGAGCAAGCCATCTACACAAGCAAGCTGGAAGGGGCTGCAAGTGGCTTCTTTAATCACAACATTATTGCAAGAGACTTGGGGCTAATGAACCAGGAGCAAGTGAATATGCAAGTGAGTGAGGTGATTAAGCCTACAAGCCTTAAGAAGAGAAAATCGGAGGACACAGTTGGCTAAGCTTGACCTGTCAGATGCTGACCTTTGGCAGCCCAAGTATCTTGATGCAGTAACTGACCCAAAGACCTATAATATCTTATGGGGCGGGGCAGGCAGCGGGAAATCTCAAACAATGATTCAGCTACTGCTTGCTGAGATATGCGACCATAAGGCCAATCAGTTTCAGACTTACTTTGTGATTCGCAAAGTGGCCTCAACCCTAAGAAACTCAGTCTTTGCTGACTTTCAAAATAAGATTACTGAATGGGGCTTAAATAAGCTATGCCGGACTAAGACTGGATATCTTGAGATTCAATCAGGAGGCAATAAGATTGTCTTTCTTGGCTGTGATGATCCTGAGAAGCTTAAGTCCTTAAGCCAAGCCAAATACATTTGGATTGAGGAAGCCACTGAGCTGACTCTTGAGGACTTTACGCAGATAACACTTAGGCTTCGGGGTAAGTCAGAGCATCCTAAGAGGTTCTTTCTTACTTTCAATCCGGTATCAGATAGTCACTGGATTAAAAAAAGGTTTTTTGATGATGTCCCGGCAAAGGAGGTCAATGATGTCCTAAGGCTTCACGGCACTTACCTTGATGCTTTAGACTTCTTAGATGACCAATACCCAATAAGGATGGAGGCACTAAGGACAGTAAGTCAGACTTACTATGAAGTCTATGCATTAGGCCAGTGGGGAGTTTGGGATAGGGAGAGCTTATTTGTAACCAGCTTCGACTATAGTCATCATGTCTATGGTGGCTTTATTAAAGCATCCCCAAACCATGACATTTACTTATCCTTTGACTTTAATGTGACTAACACATGCGTAGTGTGCCAGTTCATCAAGTATGGCTATGATGCAGACCAATATGCTAACATTAATGTCCTTAAGGTTTATAGAGTTGGAGACCTTAGCACTTTATGCCAAAATATCAAGCAGGACTATCCAGGAATGAACTATATCATCAATGGTGATGCTTCAGGTGCTGCTCGTAATGCTTTTACTCAAGGCAACATCAGTGCCTACTTGATGATTAAGAATTACCTAAACATTGTGGACATGCAGCTTCAAGTGCCAAAAGTCAATCCTTCACACATTGCCAGCAGGCTTATTACCATCCTGCTATTTCAAAAGGCTAAGATCAAGATAAGCGAAAAGAGTTGTGCTAATTTAATCACAGACCTTAAGGAGGCTAAGGTGGATAGGATAGGCAGCCTTGATCCATGGAAGAATAAGAATCCCGATAAGTCTCACGCATTAGATGCCTTCCGTTATTTTATTTTCTCTAATTTTGCAGAAATCACCAGCAACTTTAATCTCGAAAAGTATGGCACAATGCTGCAATAATTGTTTCAAAGCCTGTGAGCCTCTCAACAGTTGTCCTGATGCTTTCTTGGTTCTTGTGCCTCCGGCCTATACGGAAGATTCAGTAATTCTGAACATCAATAAGCCAGGAGTGAATGCTCGCATCAGTCAGCTTCTTGAGATCGACTACCTTGGTTATGTGACCATTGACTTAGAAGGCTGTCCTGATGGCTTTTTCAATCCTTATGCAGGCCAATATGAGTTAGAGTTCATAAATCCCACCACTAATAAGGTTTTTGAATTTACTGCTGTTGATGGCTTGACTTATTCGGATATCTGCTTCTCCTTTGCCCAAACATACACAAACAGTGAGGGCATCAATGAGGTCTTTTTAAATATCTTCACCGACTTAATCCCTGACCCTTACTATGTATGATGAACTTGTTGCTAATTGTGGAGGCAAGCGCAGAGGCTGCTGCCTTATTGAGCTGCCTAAGCCTGCTGAATTTGATGCTGATTGCTCTGACCAGTGCAGCTTTTTCCTTGTTCTTGGACTATCTGCTGGAGGATCACCCACTTGGGCAATGGTATCTGTCTCAAATTCAGAAGTTGCCGACTTTGTGGGCAAAGCCACTTGGTGAGTGTCCTTTTTGCTCAGGGGCTTGGCAGTTCCTGGTTATCTCTTGTCTAATCTTTAACCAATCATTTTACTTATGTTCAATTTTCTTAGGCGCAAATCATCTGTTCCTCCTCCTGCTCAACAAGTGGCAAAAGAAGATGCTATTCAAGCAGAAAGTAGCCCAATACTTTACAGGGGAGTAGCACCCAAGGACAGATGGGATCAGATTGAGTATGCCTTCACTTCAGGAGGTGTCAAATACTTTAAATTCGTATCTGAGGTCAATGTGCCATTTCAAAGGGCAGTAGCTGCAAGGGATATCTTCACCGAGGAACTTTGGCAGATTAATCCTGATTATCTCAGAGGCTGGAACAATGGCCTTATTAACCTTCTGATGGACAAGAAGAAGAAGGATGATAAGAAGCTTTATGAGATTGGAGTGATGGCCTCAAGGCTTAAAGAGCAGATGGAAATGTCTGTAAGCCTGCTCAGGCAGTTGAAGCTTGCAACAGTTGTTTACTTTGATGAGGTAGAAAATCCACTTGACTACCAGTACCCATACAACAAGCAGAAACTTGAGCATTGGATGAAGTCCAATGATGTAGAAGGTTTTTTTTTGAATCTGCCGGAGTATGCTTATCTGCCCTCTTCGACAGAATTCAGCATGAATTTTCAGACTTATTTGCAGGGCGAAACAATACAAAGTCTAAACAGCCTGAAACATATTATTTCACTTCAATCATCAGACAGCATAGACAGCGATTTAGTGAAGTCTTTAGAATCGCAGCTGGAGATGCTCAAAGAATTAAATTCCTGGTCGAAAGGCCAGTCTACGAGTATTATCTAATATATTCAACTTGGATTTCAGAACAGAAGTCTAAAAGAGCTAAGTAGGTATTTTTTTTTGTGTTTCGTTTTACAGATAAAGAGCCTTCCATATTGGGAGGCTTTTTGTTTTAACTTTGTCGAAAATAGAAGAACATGGCAATCTCAAGTAATGATATTAAGATTAAGTATGTCATTGATGACTCCGAGCTAAGGAAGGCAGCCACCAGCTTTGATAAGCTGACTCAGGAGGAGCAGGATGCCATTGCCGGCATGAAGAAACTTAACACTGAGTTAGGCAATACCGGCAAGAAAGCAACTGAAACAGGAGATAAGTTAAGCAATGCTTTTGACCAAGGCAAGGAAGGTGTTGGAGGCTTGAGTAAGAGCCTTGGAGGGCTTGGTCCAGCCATTGTCGGAGCATTCAGTGTGACTGCTGTGCTTGGCTTTGCTAAAGCGGTCTTTGACACTACTGCCAACTTTGAGAAGCTTGGAGCAGTGCTTAAGAACACTTTAGGCAGTGGGGCGCAAGCATCTCTTGCACTTGAGGGAATCAAAGAGTTTGCTAAAACCACACCTTTTGCGGTGGCAGAACTGACTGCAAGCTTTGTAAAGCTGGCTAACCAGGGCTTTATCCCAACGACAAATCAACTAAGGCAATTGGGAGACTTAGCATCCTCAACAGGTAAAGGCTTTGACCAATTAACTGAGGCAATTATAGATGCCCAAACTGGAGAGTTTGAAAGGCTTAAGGAGTTTGGCATCAGGGCAAGCAAATCAGGGGATCAGGTTAAGTTTAGCTTTAAGGGAGTTGAGACACAAGTAAAGTTTAACAATGAGGCGATAAGGGAATACATTACATCACTTGGAGACTATGAAGGTGTTGCTGGTGCTGCTGCTGCTGTATCAGGCACATTGGGCGGTAAGGTTAATAATCTTGGAGATGCTTGGGACAACTTCTTAAACTCAATTGGAACTCTTCTTAAGCCAGTCTTAACAGGCGCACTAAATGTAACTGCTGACTTTATGGATGCCATCAATAGCTTGTTTAAGTTAGGCACAACAGGAGCGCAGGATGTGGAGCAGGCTGAATTAAATGCATTTAAAAGCTTCCAAGCTAAGACTAAAACCATGACAATGGACATGCTCGAGCAGAGAGCTAAGGAAAACAGTGAAGCAATTAAGACATTTAGCAAGGAAGCAGCTGCCTTAGAGAAGTCAATTGGCAGTGCGCCATCAATTGCAGGCTTTGATCCTAAGTATGATGAGAGACAGAAACTACAGGCTATTCTTGAGCAATTGGCAGTGTATAAAGGAGAGAATGCTGCTATCAATGAACAACTCAAACTTAATAATGACAATGTAGCTAAGACTGTCAAGGTCTATGCTGAGTTCAATGCCGAGCAAAAGAAAGCTGCTGATGAGAAGGCTAAGGCTGATAAGAAGGAATATGAAAGCAGGCTTAAGATTCTTGAGCTTGAGAAGCAACAGCAAGTGCTGATGGCTCAGATTCGGGGCGATAAGTTAGGAGAAGTAGGTGCTGAAAAGGTTTATCAGCAAAAGGTCTTTGATCTTAAGAATGAATACAGTGCTAAAAACATTGGCATTACTCAAAAAGAAATTGATGTTGCTGGACTTCAAAGAGATAAGGCAGCTAAAGGCCTTGATGATGCTGTTGAAGGCATGAAGTTGAAAAATAAAGATGGGCTTGATTATCTTAGAACTGAAACAGATAAGAATTATAAAAAAGCTCAAGATGCTTTAGATAAGGATATGAAGCAGCGCATGGATAAAACACAAGCCATGCATGAGTTAGAATTAGACAGGCTAAAAAGGCAAGAAGAACAAAAGCAAGCTGTAAAACAGAAGGCACTTGAACTGGCTCAGACTATTGTGCAAGGATCATTTGACTTATATCAGCAAGGATTAAATAAAGAACTTGAATCAATCAATAAAAGATACAGCGAGGAGGTAAGGCTTGCAGATGGCAACAAGCAAAAGCTTGCTGAATTAGAGCAACAGAAGGCAGCAGAGGAAAAAGAAATTAAGCTTAAGCAATTTAGGGCGCAACAGTTGTCATCTATTGCCAACATAGCCTTTTCTGCTGCTCCTGAGATTGTCAAATATTCAGTTAGTGCTCCTCCTTTGGCTGCCTTAGTTGCTGCAATTGCTGCTGCTCAAATTGGCTTTGTGCTTGCACAGCCTGTGCCTGAGTTTGCAGAAGGTACTAAGGGCAAAGCTTTCAAAGGAGGTAAGGCAATGGTAGGAGAGAGAGGAGTTGAGAAAGTTATAACTGAATCGGGCAAAGTTTACTTTACTCCACCAACTGCTACCCTGGTAGACCTACCTAAAGGCTCTCACGTAATTCCAAACCATGCTTTAAGTAGGCAAGAGGTTTATTGGGGCAGCATGCAATCCGGGAAGCAGTCAAGCAGTGGCAGTCCAATGATTGGCAAACTGGATGAGCTTGGAAGTATCTTAAAAGGCTTGCCCATCACTCAACTTAACATGGATGAAAGAGGCTTTGAGAAGTTCATCAGGACACCAAGGAGGACAACTAAAATTTTAAACAATAGATTTAGGACTGAGAATTAATGTTTGGTTTAGATTAGCGAAAGGGGGGTAGCATTGCTATCCCTTTTTTTTGGCTAATTTTGGGACATGGCAGGATGGAATTTTTTTCTTAATGGCACTGAGGTAGAAGAACCTATTGGCTGGGATGCCATTGAGTTCACAGCCATCAGGATGGAATCGCATGGGATTGATCAACCTTTTTCTACTGAAGTTAAGTTCTATGAGAAAGGGGCTAAACTTATCAAGGCTCTTTATGATCTATATTTCATCAATGCTGAGATTGCCATTCAAATCACTTCAGATGTAGGGTACAATGGTGAGCCTTATCAATTTGATGGCATGCTTAACCTTGCAATCTATGAGGAGTTTAATGTATGCGATACAGACAGCTGGGAGATAACAGTAGGCATCATTGATGATAACTTTAGGGAGCAATTCAAGGCTCGGCAGGATGTAGAGATTGACCTATACAGCACAAGGGACTTAAATGGTGATGAGATTGACCCATTAGTCATGCGTGAGGTCAGGCTTCACAAACAGGAACTATTCTTGGCAGGCTCTGCAAGGAATTACTCTTCACAAACATCAAGACTTCAATATTCACCTATTGGCTCTTCTCCATACGATTGGGAATATCCTCTGTATGTCAATGTTGTGCCAGTATTTTGGGAGAACTCGGATTTTAAAGGCTCGTTTAGTGGCTCATTTGACACTCAAGGAAGTGCATTCAGCAACACCAATGTTATATTCCAAAATAATTCAGACTTTACAAGGATACTTAATGCATCTGTCTCAATTCAAGGCAGGTTTGTTTGGGATGGCACTGATAACTTGTTTCCTGGTGAAACAGCAAACATTAGATTTTACATCAGGACATTTGACCCAACAGGAAGCTTTGATACTTTTTACACTCTTTTCAACACAGATTTAGCAACTGCTAATATTCCGGTTGATCCTGAAGTAGATTTTGACTTTACAACAGTCATATCAGGCATAACAGTCCTGCCTGATTATAGAGTTGCTGTGTTGGCTTATTGGGGAGAAGGTGGTTCTGTTAGACCATCCTTGCCCATTGCGGATAACTTTACAAGGTCATTGAGCATGACCATTGATAATGTCTGCCTTACTATGAATGAGCAGAACCCGGGGCAATATGCCTCGACTACTGAGTGCATGACCATAGGCGAGTGCCTTAATAGGCTTGTTTATGTTATCACTGGGCAGAATAATCAGATAAGGTCTGATGTGTTTGATGAGACCGGCAATGGGTGCTATTGGAATAGTGCCTTGACCAATGGCCTTAAGATTCGCAATGCCAAGACAAACAATGAGATTGTCAGTGGCTGTCTTGTTAATGATGAGGCAACAGGCTACAAGACTTCATTTAAGAAGATATTTGAAGGGCTTGACAGAATATTCTGCCTCGGTTGGGCATATGAATGGACAGGCACTGAATGGATAATCAGGATTGAGCCAAGAGAGTTCTTTTACCAAAACAGCATAAGCCAAACCTTCCCAAATGTGGGAGAAGTCAGGACTATGGCAAAAGTGGACATGCTTGCCAATAATATCCAGCTTGGGTATGATGATAAGTGGAAGAACATTGCAGTCTCAGGCCAATGGGCAATTCACACTGATAGGAATTACTTTGTCAATAATAGGGCAATGAATGAAGGCTCAAGTGCAAAGCTTGATCTTAAGAGTTCAATCATTGCAGAAGGTTATGCCATTGAGTTCAGCAGAAGGCTTCAGTTTTTGAGAGATGACTCAGGCAGTTCAGATAGGCCAAACGATTGGGAGACATTTATCATTTGGCTCAATCGATATGAGTTAGAATTTGATAATGTTGAAGACACTGCCTATGGTGTTCGAGAAGAGTCAGGATTCAAAGCCTTTCCTCCTGGTCAGGCAAGTTTATCAAGCAATCTAATTACCTACTCAAGCAGTCCGGCAGGAAACCTTTACAACATTTTCCACACTCCTGCTCGAATTGCATGCAGATGGTGGAAGGTTTTAGGCATGCACACCTATGGCCTGACTAATCCAAGGCTTCAGTTTCAGGTTGGTGAATATCAGACAGCCTATGCCAGCGCAATATCTGACTCAAGTGAACCATGCATTCAAATACCTTCTGAGGTTACCATAGCGGAAAACTCAGACATCTATGCGGACATCATAGTTCCTGAAGCTGCGGAGTATTTATTCAAGCCTATTGGAGTTGAATTTAGCTATCCTCAAAGTCTCTGCGATTTCTTAACTTTGAGCCAAGATGAGCAATACCGGAAAGTCAGGCTCACTTCAGGCAGTTTGGACATTCAAGGCTTTATTATGGAGGCCACCAATCAGCCGGAGGATGCTTCCGGAGGTACGACTAAGTTCACACTTCTTCAGGCTAATCAACTTGCAGCAACAGGCGCAGCATTTGATACAGGTTTTGATGATGGTTATCAAATAGGTGATTAATGGCAAATTTAAACAGAGCCAATCTAATAACTGAGAGTGCAACTCTCTTTCCCGATAACAATACCCAAGAGATTAGTCCTGCTGACTTGAGGTCTTGGCTTGCTGATGGCACTGCCAGCTTTGTGACTCAAAAGGACAAATCTACTCTTGAGAATGCAATCTTTGAGAACCAAGGTTCAACCTTGGCAGCATCATCAACAGTAGACCTCAATGCTGCCACAGGCAACTATTTGCACATATCAGGCACAGGAACTATCAATTCATTTGGCACTTGTCCAGCAGGGGCAAGGTTTATCCTGATGTTTGAAGCTGCTGCGACATTGACTTACAATGCAACAAGCCTAATCATTCCAGGATTAGCAAATAAGACTGCTGCTGCCGGAGATTGTTGCATGATTGTCTCTGAAGGAGGAGGTAATTGGCGCATTGTTGGATACTTTGCCATAAGTGGTGGAGGAGGAGGAGGTAGTGGCACTGTTGAATCAGTAGCAACTGCTGGCTTGATTTCAGGAGGGACAATAACCACATCAGGCACAATCACCACATCAATGGCTACTGATAAGCTTGTTGGTAGGTATAGTGCAGGAACTGGAATAATGCAGGAGATAACAGTTGGCTCAGGCTTAACTCTTACCGGAGCAGGGATATTAAACAACACTGCCACAGCAACTCCACTGGGTTATTATGCCATGTATCAGGACTTAGTTACTCAGACTAATCCATCAAGTAATCTAGGCTATCCAATGAAGTTTAGGACATTGGACTACAGCAATCAGGTAACTGTTGTCAGCGATACAAGAATAACCTTTGCTAACGCAGGAGTTTACAATCTTCAATTTAGCA